TTTACAAATACTACTTCAGCTTGCGGTGTTTATTCAGTAAATGGTTCAAATGCTTTAGCAAACTATACAATAAATAATGCAGTATTTTTTAGTGCTTAAAGGATAAATCATGGCTGGCACACTAACAATATCAACGCTATCAGACGGCACTAATAGCACTTCTGCAACTAATCCAATTAGGGGTTCAGCAAAGGCTTGGGCTTATTTTAATGGTTCTACTGCCGCAATTAATGGTTCTTATAATGTTACTTCAATAACAAGAAATAGCACAGGTGATTACACCTTAGCATTTACTACTGCAATGTCTAATGCAAATTATGCACTTACAGGGGTTGCTGGAAGTGGAAATACAACAAATGGTTCTGTATGCTCAAACTATAATGTGGCATCCCCAACTACATCGGCTGTGCGGTTTCAAGTTACAAACTCAGGCAATGTGGTTGATTTGACATATGTTTCTGTTGCAATATTTAATTAAGGAATTAAAATGACACAAGCAATTATTTTTACTAACGACAATGGCGGTGTATCAGTTTGCATCCCTACTGGCGAAATTTCAATCGAAGCAGTATTAGCTAAAGACTGCCCTAAAGGTGCAATCATTGTTGAGCAATCTTCTTTGCCTAATCAGCACAATGATTTCTTTGATGCTTGGGAATTGGTAGATGGCAAAGTAGAAGTTAGCCTAGCTAAAGCTAAAGAAATCACCAAGAAGCGTTTACGAGCAGAGCGTGAGCCATTGCTTGCCGCACAAGATGTTGCGTTTCAACGAGCATTAGAAACTGGTGCAGATACATCCGCTATCGTTGCTGAAAAACAGCGTTTACGAGATGTAACTAACTTTTCTGCAACTACATTAGACGAATTGCGTAGCCTTAAAGCTGGAGTGTAATCATGGCAGTTACTATTTCAGGAAGCACACCTACTTTTAGTGCCGCTACTGGCTATGCTGGTGGAGTTATTACTAGTGGTACTGCCGTATCTGCAAGCGGTACTGCGGTTAGCTTTACTAGTATTCCTAGCTGGGTTAAGCGTATTACTGTAATGCTTCAAGGTATTAGCGGTAATGGTTCTAGTGATTTTTTAATTAGGCTTGGTACAAGCGGTGGATTTGTTACTAGCGGATATTTAGGTGCGGCTAGTGCTTTTGGTAATACTGTTGGAACAAGCAATTACACCAATGGATTTGGCATATATTTAACTGGTCAAAGTGGTTCAGGCGTAATTTTTCATGGCTTAATGACAATAGATTTAATTAATAGCAATTCTTGGGTAGAAGCTGGTACTTTTGCTAGAAGTGATGGAACAAATACATCTATATCAGCAGGTAGTATTGCATTAGGCGGTGCTTTAACTCAGGTTCAAGTAACTTTTGCCAATGGAACAGATACTTTTGACGCTGGCACAATTAACATTCTTTACGAGTAAGCCATGAACAAAATAGAAATTAATGTTACTACTGGCGAAAAACAAGTTATTGAATTAACTGCTGAAGAAGTGGCACAAGCACAAGCTCAATACGCACAATGGTTATCAGAACAGCCAACTAAAGAAGAAAAAATTGCTGAACTGCAAAAGCAGATTGACGCATTAGGTTTAACCCAAGATGAAGTAAAAGCGTTGGTTGGCTGATATAATTTAAAAAAGACAAAATACGATCCATAGGTGCGTGGAGTTCCATGCCCTATTAACCGAGTAATGGAGAGATCATGGCAGTCTTTAATAAAAATACCTTAACTCAGGTATCAGGATTTGACAATCAAATTATTGCTGGCGAATTAGTCTGGCAACAAAAAACCTATTGGAATCTAGCTTTAAATGCTGATGATGGCACACCATTAGATTTATCTGATGCCACAATAGATGCTCAAATTATTCGTAGAACCCTTACTAATGTAAGGGACAGTCGCTATGGTTTAACTTTTGATATTAGCGATTACACTCCAACACCTGATCCTATTGATCTAACCATTACAAATGAAACTGGTGCTGGTGGTTCATTTACTCTTGTAATTGATGATACAGCTTGGGATTTGGTAGAAGGTCAAGTAGGTTTAGATATTGCTAATGTAAATGGTGTTGGCTATTCTGGTCGCATTAAAATTAGTTTTCCAGCAAATGGAACAACACCAGCCAATGACTTGATTATTTTCTTGTTATTTTTAGTGCGTTCTGATGCAATCGTAAACAATTAAGGAATCGTCATGGCAGAATTAATAGTTACCAATGCTAATGGCGATACAGTCAATGTTGATGTAGCTGTAGGCAATCAAATTACTCTTACTGTTGATAAGGGTGTTCAAGGATCACAAGGTGTATCTGGATACTCAGGCTACTCTGGAGCATCTGGTCAATCAGGATATAGTGGTTTTTCAGGGCAAGATGGTGTTATTGGTGGTTCTGGTTATTCTGGCTATAGTGGCTATAGTGGCTTTTCAGGTCAAAATGGACAGTCTGGTATATCTGGTTATTCTGGAAGTGGCATAAGTGGTTTTAGTGGCTTTAGTGGCTACTCAGGAGAATCATTAGGCGAAAGTGGATATTCTGGGTATTCTGGTCAAGATGGACAATCTGGTTATTCAGGCGATTCTGGCATAAGTGGCTATAGTGGCTTTTCTGGATATAGTGGTCAGCAAGGTACATCAATTAATATTATTGGTACAGTACCAACACCTTTAGATTTGCCTTTAACTGGCAATTTAAATGATGCTTATATTGTTTCATCTAATGGCGATCTATATGTATGGACAGGACTTACTTGGACTGATGTTGGGCAGATAGTTGGTCCGGCTGGTCAAAGTGGTATTTCTGGTTTCTCTGGATATTCTGGTGATTCAGGTATAAGTGGTTTTTCTGGTTACTCAGGCGATAGTGGCTATTCAGGATTCTCTGGAGATTCTGGCATTTCAGGTTACTCAGGCGATTCAGGAATAAGTGGTTACTCTGGATTTAGTGGCGATAGTGGAATTTCTGGATGGTCAGGCGATAGTGGAATTTCAGGCTATTCTGGTTACTCAGGTGATTCAGGAATATCTGGTTGGTCAGGTGATAGTGGTTATTCTGGTTATTCAGGTATAGGTTTATATTGGCAAGGTAGTTGGGTAATTGAAGTTTCTTATATTCAAAATTCAATAGTTGCTTATGCGAATCAAACTTGGATTGCACTAGCATCTATAATACCTTTTGATAATCCACCAACCACAAACGCAGACTGGGCTTTATTTGTTCCACAAGGTCAATCAGGTTTTAGTGGTTATTCTGGTGATAGTGGTATTAGTGGTTTCTCAGGATTTTCAGGTGATTCAGGTATTTCAGGGTTTAGTGGAGATTCTGGCATAAGTGGATTTTCTGGGTATTCTGGTGATAGTGGTATTTCTGGTTGGTCTGGTGATTCTGGTATATCAGGATATAGTGGCTTTTCAGGAATTTCTGGATACTCTGGTGATTCAGGTATTTCAGGCTATAGTGGCGATTCAGGTATCTCAGGTTTTTCTGGAGATAGTGGCATATCAGGATGGTCTGGTGAATCTGGTTATTCAGGGCAAAGTGGTTTTTCAGGCTTTAGTGGCGAATCTGGATATAGTGGCTACTCAGGTATATCTGGCTACTCTGGAAGTGGTGTAAGTGGTTTTAGTGGCTTCTCAGGCTATTCAGGATCAGGGGTAAGTGGTTTCTCAGGATACTCTGGAATTAGTGGCTATTCAGGTTATTCTGGTTCTGGTGTAAGTGGATATTCTGGTGCAAGTGGAATCTCAGGATTTAGTGGGTTCTCAGGAATCTCAGGCACAAATGGTCAATCAGGCTTTAGTGGCTATAGTGGCATAAGTGGATATTCAGGAAGTGGAGTATCTGGTTATTCTGGTTATTCTGGTTCTGGTATTAGTGGTTACTCAGGCTACTCTGGTGCAGTAGGTCAATCTGGTTATAGTGGCTATAGTGGTTATTCAGGAGTGGCTGGTCTAGGTGGAACTGTAGGTGCTTATGGTTCTTTCTATGACACCACAAATCAAACTGCAACTGCAAATACTCCAACTGCAATTAATTTAAATACAACAGATGGAAGCAATAATGTTGTATTAATTTCTGCTAATCAATGGCGATTTAATGTTGCTGGAACATTTAGCATTACTTACTCAATTCAATTTACAAATAGAAGCACCGCATTAGGCAATACACAAGTTTGGTTGCGTAAGAATGGTTCTGATTTGGCAGATAGTAATACTCATTATGATGTGCCAGATAAACAAGGTTCATCATTTTCTTCTGAAGTATTGACTGTAAATTATGTGCTTAATGTTGCGGCTAATGATGTATTCCAACTTTATTGGCAGACCGCAAACACAAATGTAACTATTGAAACAATAGCGGCAACTAGCTCTTATCCTAGAACTCCATCAGTCATTCTTACTGCAACACAAGTGATGTATACCCAATCAGGGTATAGTGGAATTTCTGGCTATAGTGGATTCTCTGGCATTAGTGGCTGGTCTGGAATAAGTGGTTATAGTGGAAGTGGTGTATCAGGCTATTCTGGTTATTCAGGATCAGGAGTTAGTGGTTACTCTGGCTATAGTGGTGCAATTGGCACAAGTGGTTTTTCTGGTTACTCTGGAGCACAAGGCACATCAGGCTTTAGTGGTTATAGTGGCACTAATGGAACTAATGGAGCATCAGGAATTTCAGGCTATTCTGGGTTTAGTGGTGCAACTGGAGCATCAGGATTATCAGGATTTTCTGGTATTAGTGGCACAAATGGCTCACAAGGCATAAGTGGATTCTCAGGTTATTCTGGTGCAGTAGGCACATCAGGGTTTAGTGGATATAGTGGTGCTAATGGTGCATCTGGTATTTCAGGATATTCTGGTGCTGTAGGCACAAGTGGTTTTAGTGGAATTTCTGGTTATTCTGGATATTCTGGATTAGGTTATGCTAATTTAACTTCTACTACTTCTTTTTTAATTGGTACTGGTTCTAAAGCCTTTACAGTAAATCAATCACAAGGCACTAATGCTTATGTAGTAGGCATGAGAGTTCGCATTAACAATACTACTAACTTTATGGAAGGTCAGATTACTGCTTATACAACTACAACTCTTACAGTCAATGTAGATTTGGTTGGTGGTTCAGGAACTTTTGCATCTTGGACTTTTGATATTGCTGGTCAATCAGGAATTTCAGGATTTAGTGGTTATTCAGGATATAGTGGAGCAACAGGCACAAGTGGTTTTAGTGGATACTCTGGTACTAATGGTACAAATGGTACAAATGGTGCTTCTGGTATAAGTGGTTATAGTGGTTATTCTGGTAGTGGCATATCTGGCTGGTCAGGTTTTAGTGGTGCAACTGGCACAAGTCAAATGTATGGAACTGGTATTTATTACAATAGCACTACCATTTCATCTAACCAAACTATTGCGGCTGGAACTAATGGATTATCTGCCGGACCAATAACCATTAATACTGGTGTTACAGTATCAGTAGATACAGGAAGTGCATGGGTAATTGTTTAATAGGATAAAAATGAATAACATAAGACAAGAATTAGAAAACAACTTTGAAAGAGCAGTATTCCTAAAGGGTGATCCTGTTTATCCCAGAGAAGCAAGTCGCTATATCTGGGCTAATGAACACATTTTAGGTAAAAACATTTTAGAGGTTGGTTGCTCTAGTGGCTATGGAATACAGTTCTTACCAAATGACATTTACTATGTAGGTGTTGATTATGATGAAAAAATTATCAAGTATGCTTCTATGCAAGGTTGGCGAAACAATACTTTGTATGTTCATGCAGACATCAACAAATTAAAACTTCAGCAACATGACACTATTATTGCTTTTGAAGTAATAGAGCATTTAGACAATGGTTTAGAGATTGTTGAAAAACTTAAAAAGCATTGTAAGCGATTGCTAATTTCAGTTCCCTATAATGAGCCAGTAGGCTTTTGGGGTGAGCATCATAAACTACATGGTCTTACAGAAAAAGATTTGCCTGATTTTAAATATGAATTTATTAATCAAGATGGTTATGTAACATCTTATATTAGCCCAGATGATAAATTTAGTTTAATGCTTTGTAGGTGGGATAATGCCTAAAGTTTTATGCTCTGTAGCAACTAGGGGTAGATACTTTACAACTTTGCCATTGGTTTTAAATGCCATTATTAATCAGACTACACCACCAGATAAGGTGATGATATTTGATGATAATGATGAACCCCAAGATATGCGAAAGGAAATGATTTATCAATATTTCTTTCAAATGCTAGATATAAAAAAAATAGCTTGGGAATGGCAGTTTGCAGAAAAAAAGGGGCAACACCATATCCATCAGAGAGCTAACACAATGGGCTTTGATTGGGTTTGGCGATGCGATGATGATGCAATACCAGAGCCTAATGTGCTTGGCAATCTATTAGCCTACACATCTATAGAAGATATAGGGGCTGTTGGTGGCTCTATTCTTACTCCACCTAACTTATTTGATACTAGCAAATCTACTGGCAAAATAGCAGATATTGATACAGAACCGAATATTCAATGGAATGATATAAAGAAAACAAAAGAAGTAGAGCATTTACATTGTTCATTTCTATATCGTGCTGGAGTGCATGACTACAATCTTGGATTATCGCGAGTGGCACATAGGGAAGAAACATTATTTACTTATGGGTTATATCAAAAAGGATATAAAATTTTAACAGTTCCTCATGCAATTACATGGCACATGAAGAACCCAGAAGGTGGCATTAGAAGCGAAACCAAAAGGGAGATGTATGAACATGATGAACAAATTTTTAGGAATATTGTCGGTCATTCTGATAGGACTATTGTCGTACTTAATTGTGGGCTGGGCGATCATATCATTTTCAATAGTATCTTGGGTTCTATCCCAAATCCAATGGTCTTTGGATGCTATCCTGAGATAATTCCTTGCAGATCAATTGCTGAAGCTAAAGCCTTATTTGGTGATCTTGACCAATGGAATATTTATAAAAAAATGTGTCAATGGAATTGGAAAGGTTCTTTGGCAGATGCATTTAAAAAGCTATACCTATGATTATTATTTCTCCTTATGCCAAAGCATTAGTAAATGGCAAACAAAATCCTAAAAACTATCCTTATTGGAAAGAGCTAATTGAATTAATAGATAAGCCTATTGTTCAAATTGGTATTGAAGGAGAAGAACAATTAGTGCCAGACTTTAGGAAAAATTTGCCTATTTCAGAATTGCGACAGCTAATAGCACAATGTCGAACATGGATTGGTTGTGATAGCTTCTTTCAGCATCTTGCATGGGAATGTGGCAAACAAGGCATTGTTCTATGGTCTGTATCTGATCCATTAATCTTTGGGCATCCAGAAAATATTAATCTATTAAAAAGCAGAGATAATCTGGCACAAAATCAATTTCTTTGGTGGGATTTGACAGAATATAACCCTGATGCTTTTGTCAAGCCAGAAGAAGTGATAAAATCTCTACAGATAATATAAGACTGATTAACCTAAATTTATGAGTTTTATATTATGCCAACTGTTGATAAAAATGAAGCGGCTCTATCAGCCCATGAAAAAGTATGTGCCGAAAGATATTTGGGCATAAATGCTAGGCTCAAAAGACTAGAACAAATCCTAATAGCTTCTGCTGGATTTATTATTGCAATCCTACTTTCAGTAGCATTAAAGCTCCATTAATGATTCATGCCAGATCAATTTGGATTTTCCGAAGGGGTCAAAGCCTTTTCTTCAAGCCTTGATTCAGCTAGAGAAGCCAGCAAAGGTTTATCTAAAAGCATAGAGGGCATTCAAAAAGATGCTACTGATGTCGCAAAGCAAAAAGCACAAGACAGATTAAGAGCAAATCGAGAAGCCGAACTAAGAAAAGAAAGAGCTTTAATTAAAGCATTAGAAGCATGGAAGCATAAAAAACAAATAAGTGATGAAGAAGCTGATTTAAAGATTAAATTTGTTAAGGCTCATGGGGCTAAAGAATGGGAAGCAGTCTTAAAGATTAAGCTGGACATTGAAAATCTTGAAAGAAAAAACAATGAAGAATACCAGCATGATTTGAAAGAAGTTCGTAGAGTGCAGATGTGGTGCTTTATAGCGGCATTAATAGTTACTTTATGGCTCAAATTTATATTGGGTGTTATATGAATGATGATTTTAATTTAATGATGTGGGGCTGGGTAGTAGCTACTGCTTGGATTGCCTTTGGAATGTATGTTTATTGGGGGTCATAATGTTTACTTTACTTACTACAGTTATATCTTTTTTATCTGGTGGATTACCTACACTTCTTGGCTATTTTCAAGATAAGTCTGATAAAAGCCATGAGCTAGAAATGGCTAAAATGCAGACCGAAAGGGAACTGGCAATGGCTGAAAGGGGTTATATTGCCCAAGCCCATGTTGAGGACATCAAGACCCAGCAAATCCAGATTGAATCCCAGACACAGGAAAGAGTTGCCCTATACCAGCATGATATTGAGATCAGCAAAGGTGCAAGCCAATGGGTTATTAATATGAGAGCTATGGTAAGACCAACCATTACTTATGGTTTGTTCTTTTTGTTGGTATTTGTAGATGCTTTTGGCTTTTACTATGCCATTAAAACTGGTGTCGAATTTACAGATGCCATGAACATTCTTTGGGATAATGATACTCAGACTATTTGGGCATCAGTTGTATCATTCTGGTTTGGAACACAGGCATTTAAAAAATGAAAGTATCTTCTAAAGCAATAAACATGATTAAACACCATGAAGGTGTAAGACAAAAAGCCTATCGATGTCCAGCTAATCTTTGGACAATTGGTGTTGGTCATGTGCTTTATCCAGAACAGGCAAAACTAAAAATGGATGATAGAATGCTTGTGCCATTAAGATCAGAAGATAATAGAACATTTAGCATGGAAGAAGTCGATGATATTCTTAGAACAGATTTGGCTAGGTTTGAAAGAGGTGTTGAGCAATACTGTCCTGTTCAACTCACACAAGGTCAGTTCGATGCTTTGGTGTCTTTTAGCTTTAATGTTGGTCTGGGGACATTACAAAGATCAACCTTGCGTCAAAAGGTTAATCGAGAAGATTTTAAAGGGGCATCAATGGAATTCTTAAAATACATCATGGCTGGTGGCAAGATTCTTAAAGGTTTGCAAAACCGAAGAAATGATGAAAGAGCATTGTTTGAATCTTGACAGCCTGATAGGAAGATTCTGGGCTGTCGCAGAATCGTGAAGTAATAGTCCTATCTGCTATTTTTCATTAAAAGGGTATATCTTCTTCTATACCACTAAGTGCTACAGCTTGTGGAGCATTTTCCCTTGGCTTTGGCTCTGCTAAAGAAATCCAACCATCCCAAGTTACAGGGATAGTTTCTAGCTTAACTGCCAGACCACCTTGTTTGGTTTCTACACAAACACCAATCTTTTGCCACCGGTTCTTTTCAGCCCCAGTTTTATCAGTATAAGTGCCATTCTTAACAATACAATCATATTTAATGCCCATTACATTCTCGCTTTCAATTGTGAGTAAATTTGTTCAACTTCTTCTAAAAACTGCTTAACTTCTGTTTCTATTTCCTGAATATATGCATCATCCCTATTCAGGCGAATTACAATCAATTGCAACTCAGATGGCAGTCTAGGGTCAAATGATACAAAATCGCACCATCTAGCCCCTGTGCAAGCCATTTGTGTCTGCATTTGTGGGACATACTTTGCTGGGGGAATACCCCCCATTAAATACTCAATATGGGTAGTAGTATTTGGGCATTTAATTTCTATAAGCCCATCCCCAACCACTCCATCTGGGCTACAACCAAAGTTTTTGATAGTAGGATGGTTGCAAAAAGCAACCTGATCTACAAATAGCCCAAATTTGGCTTCATAAGCCATCCTAGCCAATGGTTCTGTTTCTGTACCCCATTGCATAGCTGGACTGCTAAAACTGCTTGTAGGGCTGTTTGTAAGCCTTTCTACCACCAAATCCATCTTATAGTTCTTTCGACTAGCAGATTCCCCAGTTTTAACCTTGGACATGACATCAGCGACCCTACTGGCTGTTACTTTGCCAAGCCTAATCTGATGCCATTCCTCAGTACCCTGTTTAATCTCTAAATCGACCAACCCAGCAAAAGGGATTGGTTCTATGGCACTAAGCCGATCTTCTGTTGTGAATGTTGTCATAAGTTTTTATCGTATCCTGTAGTTGTTTTGCATATATTGATATTGCTTCTGCCGCTTTACTTGCTGATTCCCAATCGCTTTTTAAGCAAAATAAATGACAGTTCTTGATAGCACATTGGGTATCTAGGTATAACTCTGAATAATCTTTAGTTTGCATGATTTCTTACTGTTAGTGGAGTTGAACATAGCATCTTGTGGGATGCACCTTTTTTGTCTTTGCATTTCTGCTGAATAATCTGCATCACAATCATCACAAACTGAAGCTACTTCATGAGCATAATCTCTTGCCTGTTGCCATGAAATATATTGAGTTCTTGATTCAAAACATAATGGATACCAATTATTCTGCTTCATCATCTGGCATTGGCATTTGCTGGTGTTCATGAACTAATTGGGTATCTTCAATTTCTGCTTTTTCCCATTTAGTCATAAATTCCTTAGACAAAGTGTTGATTGCCGACATCCAGCCCATTTCAAAATATTCTTCTGGTGCATAGACAGCTTTTGGTATCTTATCGAATTCCTTTTGTGCAAATGGATTCATACTTTATGCTTTCGCTGTTTCTGCCAAATCTGTTGCACTTTAGGATCAATAAATATAGCATCAGAATCATCCAATGTCCTATTAAATAATGCTTTAAAATCAGCCCATTTTTTTTTGTAATGTGCTTGTTCACTTGCTGGAATATAGCCATATATTTTTCGCCACCTAATAGTAATATCGGTGCTTGCTGAAGTATAAATAAAGTCTTTATCTACCATGTTTACTCCTATATTGTTGATCGGATTGTCGCTTCAAACAAACTGCACACTTCCACACTTTTGTCTTATTTCTTAATACTAATTTAAAACCATCTGCTTCTCTTAATGATTGACAACTAACACAAAACTTCTTTTCCATCCCAGCCTACTTTCAAGTACCTATATTCTGATGCATCACATACTGCTGTTAATTTCTTGCATACATCACAAGTATCTAGCCAAACTCGGTACTCATGATGTCTGGGCTTTCCTAGTCCCCATTGTTTGCCACAATCGGTGCAAACATTATCAGGTTGCTCTTGGGCTAGTCGCATTTAGTTCTGCCTTTCGCTTTTCATAAACTGGCTTAACTTCATCTTGCTGTTTTTTACCTTTTAATTTTGCCCAATTTTCACCAAATACTTTTATTAATTCTTCTGGGGTTTTAGCTGATTCTAACATTGCATTAACTTTATCAACTATTGATTCTTCTGGTTCATCCCAAAATTCATCCCCAGCATACAATGATAAACCAATGCCTGTGCATATTGCGATGCACTTAACCAAAACCCTTTTCTGTGCATTATTTATAGCCATTGCAGTTGGGTTGGTGATCGCTTTGTTATTGTTATCTTTAACTGGCAAATACTCAGTCATGGTTTTGCCAAATGCAGTAACAGAACAATTAACCATCATTGTGCCATTGTAAATTTGTGGTTCACCATAAGTCCAGTTGGCTTGTGGGTCATGTTGTAACAATGTATCAACAGAATATACCCAAGGCAAATAATTAAATCGACCCATCTTTTTTATTTCATTAGATACATCTATTGTTCTGAGTTCTTTGTATTTGTTCATTTCTTATTCTTTCTGTTTGCAATTTCTCTTTGTAAGATATACCAAAATTGTGATTTGATTGGATTCATTTTTCTGCATTCCAAAGTTGTAAGCAAATATGTATAAAGACAAAAATAATAAATGCCCAGATAGCCAAACCAGATAAAGCAAAAAACCAAATTAAAAAGTTTATCATGGCTGGCAATCCTGTTCTGCTCTGGTTTCCCAATACTCATATAGACAAGTAGTAATAATTAGACCAATGACTGCTTTTTCATTTTTTTGAATGGCATCTACTAAAGCATCCCAATGAGCACCAAAGAAAGCATCATTTAAAAAGGCTTCTTTAATATTTTCTGGTAGGTCTGGGTTGTAATCGCCATTGAGCAACTCAGCTATTTGTTCATCAAGTTCAGCTTGTTCATTTTCAGCTTCATTGTATGGAGATTCAAGCCAGTTATCATATTTGTTCATATCACATATCCAGTTCTAAGATAATGAGTTCCAAAAATTACTATAGCAAACATCAAGCCAAGTAAGCCACCTAAGATAAAGTCTTTCATGTTATCTCCTATGCCCATATCTATAAAAATCCATGCCAACTGATTTTTTTGTATATACAACTTTACCTAATGCTTCATCATAATAAGCAATGGTGCTAAAAGCCATAGGATTTTCCTCATGCAGTTCTAGGATTACTCTGTCGATCCTAGCGGCAATCTGGTCTGTAATGCCAACTGGCAACTTGTTCCATTCTTCTCGGCTCATTTTGCTGGATGCATTAATAAGTCGCTGTTGTTGCAATAATGTTAATGGGTTGTTCATATCTTTTCCTGTTTAATTAAGCTACTTGTAACATCTTATCTACTGAATAAAAATCACCACTAATAGTGGAAAAAGGTGTTGCCCTATCTGTATCTAAACCATCAAATCTTCTGCCTGATTTAAGCAAGCCACCATTATGCTCATAACCCAAAACATCTGTTATTTCAAAGTAACAATCATAAGTTACCCAGCCAATCAATGCACCAAACTTATCAAACAATGGGCTGTGCTTAGAAAAATAATATGAAGGTTCTTTAACAAAACCACCATGAGCTAATACTTTGATGGCTTCTTTTAGGCGATATGTTTTCATAATTGTGATTCCTTGTAAGTAGCCCCCGAAGGGGCTGTAATATTAAACAACTTGAATGCCAGTTGGCAAACCTTTAGATTTTAAAACTGCTTGAACTTGACGAACAACATCAAACATATCATCGCCATAAAATTCAACTGGAGTATTTTTTAATTCAGCAACATTGGTGTTAATACAAATGGCTTCTGTTTCGCCAATCCAATAACCACGACTTGTATCAGTTGCTTCAACTTGGTTTAAAAATAATTTAATCATTTGTAATTCCTTTCGGTTGTGATAAAAAATTTACTGCATGGGTGAATATTGAACTATCTTTTTGCTAAAGTAAACAAAAATCAGCATAGGACAAACCCTAATATAAAATGTGGTAAAAAAGCAACAAAGTATTTTATTGTATGATTAGGGATGACTAGCTTAAATCAAAGAACTGTTGCACTTCTAAAAGACAGGGGCTACCAATGCGATATAGTCGAAAGCTACAATGCTTTTACCAAAAGAAAAAAAGATTTATTTGGGGTATTCGACATTCTGGCTATTGGCAAAGGCGATACGATAGGGGTACAGATCACATCTAAATCGAATATGTCAGCCAGAATTAAGAAAATAGAAGAATCTGAGTATTTACCCCTATTGCTGGAAGCTGGTTGGCGAATTATTGTCTTTGGTTGGTACAAAAAAGACAATGGAAGATTTGATGTTAAGGAATTTGAGTTTTAGTAGTAAAGTCTATGGACAGGCTAGGGGAAAGCTCATTACTTTACCCGAAAAGGAACTTAGTCACTTCTCTGCCAAGTCCACCATTGACTGCCTTTGACAGGGAATTGTATGCATTATTATCAACACCATATCGGTGATTTCATAAAAGATACTTCATATCTTACCAATGAAGAAGTTGGTATTTATATGAAATTGCTTTGGCTTTATTACGATACTGAAAAGCCATTGCCAAAAAACTTGTTTGTATTGTCAATGAAAGCAAATGCTAGAGATAGTGAAAGCATAGTTACTGGCATTCTTAATATGTTTTTTATAGAAACTGATGATGGATGGCATCACACTAGATGCGACCAAGAAATAGCTCACTATCATTCTTTAATAGAAAATGCTTCTAAAGCTGGCAAAGCATCAGCCCTTAAACGAGCAATCAACAGTCGTTCAACAATCGTTCAACCAACCAGTAACCAAGAACCAGTAACCAAGAACCATATAAAAACAATACAGCCTGAAGGCTTTGATTTATTTTGGAATGCTTATGATAAAAAGGTTGGCAAACCTAATGCAATTAAACAATGGCAAAAGATTAAGCCAGATGCACAACTTATCGCGATCATTGTCAATAAAGCAAAAGCAGACAAAGTTGCCAAGCCTGATAACAAATACAGAAAAGACCCTGAAAGATGGTTAAAGGGTCAGCATTGGCTAGATGAAGTAATTGTGGAACAGGCTACAAAACCCAAGGAATTGCCCCTAGGAACAGAGCAACAGATAGAAGAAGCATACAGGGTCGAATGTGGTGGTGATCCTCGCCTAGCTCGATTTAACAGTTATTTTGAAATGAGAAAGTTCATTATTGACAAAAGAGAAGAAAGGGCTAGGGCATGATTTATTACATTTATGATGAACTAGGCTTGATTCGCAAAACAAAAAGCAGAGCAGAAGCGAAATATTTAGTATCTTTGCGACCAGATTGGAAGATTGTTGTAAAAAAGGAAATAAAACCAGTTGTTAAGTTTGAAGATGCTTTAATGTAAAGGACAAAATATGACAAATGATTTATTTAATGATGAATTACAAGAAGGCTGGCGAGAGCATTGGGTCGATATGCCAGAGTTTGTGCAAGAAGATTTGACACCTTACAGAACCATTAATGTTCGCTTTAGAAATGAAGAAGATGTGCTGGAGTTTGAAAGGTTAATGAATCAAAAAATTACACCAAAATTAAAGACAATCTGGTTTCCTTTTGCAGAACCAAGAAAAAGAGCACATTTAAGGTATGTTGATGAATCCTAATTGCCCAATTTACATTGTTTCCAAGAGCAGATGGGATACAAGGCTTACAAGCAAAGCATTGGAAGAAATGCAAGTGCCATATTTTATTGTGGTTGAACAATCACAGTATCAAGAATATGCCAATGTAATTGATGAAAAAAAGATTCTTGTATTGCCCCAAAAGTATTTGGATGAATATGATACTTGTGATGATTTAAATAGCACCAAAAGCAAAGGACCGGGTGCGGCTAGAAATTTTGCATGGGAGCATTCAATTGGCTTGGGAGCAGATAAGCATTGGGTAATGGATGACAATATAAAATCATTTCAAAGGATAAACAGAAACCTAATGATTAAATGCCTGTCAGGGGCTATTTTTAAAGCATCAGAAGATTTTGTGGATCGATATGAAAATATTTACATATCTGGCTTTAACTATGATTTTTTTGTGCAGTCAAAAGTTAAGCATCCACCTTACATTATGAATACTAGGATTTATTCTTGTTTGTTAATTAGGAATAACATTCCCTATAGATGGCGAGGTCGTTATAATGAAGATACAGATTTATCTTTAAGAGTATTAAAAGATGGCTTTTGCACAGTTCAATTTAATGCTTTTATACAAGAAAAAGCTCAGACACAAACTTTAAAAGGTGGAAATACTGAGGAATTCTATGCAAAAGAAGGAACTTTACCAAAATCTAAAATGCTAGAGGATATGCATCCAGATGTTGCTAAAGTTGTATGGAGATTTAACAGATGGCATCATCATGTAGATTACAGAGCATTTAAAAAAAATAGGCTAATCAAAAAGCAAGGATTAGTTATTCCTAATGTAGTTAATAACTATGGAATGAAATTGATATGACAACCCCATCATTTACAGTTGTTAGTTTAGTAGAGAACCCAGATGGTTCAGCAGACATTGAATTGGATTGTTCACCAGAATTTATGAAGATGATGTTCCAATATGGATTTATTGCAATCTTAGAAAAAGCTATAGAACAGGCTAAAAATGAACATACCTAATTTTGCTGATCGCCTAAAAGAGCCAAACAAAGGAGAAATCCTGTTTGAAGCCTATTGCAATTCTAAAGGGTATAAGTTTAATAGGATTGGGTTTAATGAACATAAAACCGAAGTGCCAAACTTTTACAATTTAAACCATTTAATTAGAAATTTACCAGATTATGTAGTGCATTCTTTGGACAATAGCTATGTAGTGCAAGTAAAAGGCACAGACAATTTTAAAAAGAAAGAAATAGATTTATTGCCTTTGTTTTTAGAATGGTATCACTCGCCAAAAGCACCATTGATTTATGCTTTTTGTTTTGAGGGTCAAAACCCTATATTGAAATACCCAGACCAAATCATAAGGCTGTATGAAAAAGCAGTAGATCAAAGATGGGATGATGGAGTAACTTACAGATGTCTGAATTTAAGAAATCAGAAGCATGGCGATTAGAATGTGAAGCAAGAGAACTGTTAAGCTGGTCTTTACAGAAAAGAAGGAAGCAACTGGCATTAGTTTGGGAAAAAAGAGGTGCTGAAGGTGCAATTAAACTACAGGATGAAATAACAAGATTATGGAAAATACAGAAGAATCAGCAAACAAAGCAAGACGATTTATTTATGAGAAATCAGTAGATTTTGCCCAAGCCAAGGCAAATAGGATATATATCGAGCAGTTTCTTAAATCCAAGCTGGCATTGCTTATGTCTGAATCATCAGAAACCACTATGGCTGGCAAGGAAATGGATGCCAAAAAGCATCAGGATTATCTAAATTTGCTATTTGGGCTAAAAGAAGCTGTAGCAACTGAAGAAGAATTAAAATGGAAGCTGATAAGTGCTCAACTCGCTGTAGAGATATACAGGACTGAAAGTGCAAACAATCGTGCTATTGATAAAGGGATGTAAATGGGGGATTTACCTTACTATTTTGGTTGCGTTATTCTCGCAATCGTGGTCTTTTCTATATGGATTGATTTTTAATGAGTTCCTTTTTAATAATTATTACTGGTTTAATCTACTTTTACATCGCTGTTGAACAGTTATTTAAAGGTGATTTAGGGCTGGCTTGTATGTATGCTGGCTATTGTTTTGCCAATTATGGTGCTTATCTTATTGCTACAAAATGACCAAAAATGAAGCGAAGTCACTTAACCAGATTGCAGAACTCGGATGTATTCTCTGTTCCGAAGTCCTTGGGATTGAAGGCACTCCGGCAGAACTCCATCATGTGCGTAGGTATGGAGCTAAGCGGGCTACATCCCCAATCTTGCCACTTTGTCCAATCCACCATAGGCTCGGAAATGATAGTTTTCACTCATTGGGTGTCTGTGCTTTTGAAAGAAAATGGCAAATATCCTGTGAGAAGTTATTGGAGCAAGTCGATAAAAGACTTGGAAAAGGAACTGAGAAATGAACAGACCGATAAAGACAAGCTCTAGTCGAACTAGCTACACAGTAGGTAGCGATAAGCTAAATGAAATCATTGAGCATTTAAATGATTTGTTTGTAGGCAAATCTATGACTAATGATGAAATGAAGTTGTTACAGCATATTGTGGATGATATATGCGATATGGCTAATGAGAATCAGTTACTTAGAATCTACAATCAAGAGCAAATCAAGCCTTATTCAAGCAATCATTAATATATACAAAATATATACCTATAAATATAAATTCGGCTCAGAAATTGAGCCGAAAGTTATAAAATTCGGCTCATAATTCTAAGGGATCAAAACCTAATTCATTTGCGACCATCTTACAGCGTGTTCTAAATTGCTTAGAGTGATGCAACCATTTGTCCCCTTTTTGCCTGTGAAAGCTCATGTGGACTGCTTCATGAGCAAGTGTAGTAAGGGCTGTATATAAATGCCCACATCTGGCAGATGAAACAGTAATGCTATGCTCATAATCTTCCCCAGTATCGTACATATATGTACCCATTACTTCTGGGTCAGGAGTTACAAGAAATTCAACTTCATCAGGCAAAGGCATTGACCATTTAGTAAATGGATAACAGCAATATAGGCTTGCATATAAATTGCGTAGAATTTCTGGTGTCAGCTTCATGCTAAATGTTTAAGTTTTACATGGGGAATACAAGTTCTAGTGTCTGTGGAATATGCCCCACAAGCCTTGCATTGATACCTTTGATAAGCTCCAGTAGTTGTATATCTAAAGCCTTTGCTGATAATTGATGCTTTGCCACAAGTAGGACAGCTAAAACCATCCCTATCCTTTTTCATTATGTTTACATTAATTGGCTGTTTAACCCAAGGCAATAGCTTGTTGTATAACTTTTCAAGCAATATGACATCCTGAATGTTATAACTTTCCATTGTTGCCCAAGCCTTTTTATCCCCATTCATACACTTAATCCACAATGTATGCCCCTCATGATCTTTCTTTTTGCCCAAACCTAATCTTTGAGCTACATAATCTAGTTTATTGCTGGGGAATCTAAATTGGCTTTTAACTACTCTTAGCAGATCAACTTGCTTAATTGGTGGTGGTGGGGGAAGTTTATGGATTAAAAATTCTTTGTTTAATGTTGGCATATCAAACTTTGTGCCATTGTAATGAATTACTGCATCAGCTTTTTCTAACAGTCCATGTATTCCCTCTAACATAGACTTTGATGTGCTTTTTTGAACAGAATCAAAGTAAATTTGTTTTTGTCCAAGCCATTTAGCTGAGTAGCACATGGTATAAGAGGATTCAAGAAGCTGGTTCAAGGATACATTCTGTTGCCAAAGCCCCCACACATGAGCAGTATTGGGTGATGTTTCAATGTCAAGCAAAAGTATCTTCATAAATCGCTTACAATAGTTATGTAGTTACATATCTTAATGGAATTCTATTAAAAAACAATGGCTTATACAAAATACACACAAAAACCCAAAGTATATAGTTTAAGAGTTTGTGCCAAATGTCAGTTAAAAGCCAAAACCAATGAAGGATATTTTTTAATTTACAACAATGGATTGCGTGAAAAGTTTGTCTGCAAATCCTGTAAAAGATAGTAAAATCACTTTATGCCATTTAGAAAAACAGACAAGGGTTGGTACTGGGGAAGTTCCGGTCCATATCCAACTAAAACCAAAGCTATACAAGTGGCAAGAGCCGCCCATGCTTCAGGATATAAGGAAGAATCAATTATGAATCAATCAGCTATTGGTGAATTTGTAGGAATGTTGCTACATTCAGCCACAATTGCCCACATCATGCATCTGCAAGCAGTAGGTGAAGGTTCTTATGCGAAGCATCAAGCACTTGCTACATACTATGATGAAGTGGTTGAAGCCACAGATACTTTAGCCGAAGCTATACAGGGATGCACAGGCGAGATCATTAAAGCCTATCCCCCAATGTTTGGCAATCCAGCAGTAGAAGCCCTAGATTATCTGGAATCCATCAGAGAATATGTGATGAATAACAGAGAACAAATTTCTGAATACAGCAACATCCAAAATGAGATTGATACCATCATGACCCTTTTGGACAGCACCATCTACAAGCTCACATTCCTAAGATAATGCATTGGAATATCAGAGTAGTTAAGTATTCTGAGGATGATGAAGTAATCCTAGAGGTAGCAGAGGTTTACTACAATGAGATTGGTAAACCCTGTGGCTTTCATTTGGCTAGGGCATCAGGCGATTCCATAGATGAACTGCATGAATACACAGACTGGATGAAAGAAGCATTAGCCTATCCCATCCTAGAATTTAATAAGGACTTTGGCGATTGGGACAAATAGTGTTGTATAAAAGCGACAATGCCTAGCATACCTACCTATACCAAATGTGCCAGCCTAGGATGTAAGAGTACCAAGAGTAAGCTCAATAGCTACTGCATGGAGCATGGTGGTAAGGAATGGATAGACACTAAAGAGAGAAAAGAATTCAACTCTATCTATCAAACCTCATTCTGGAAACAAAAGCGAAATAGTCAGCTATCTAGTCAGCCATTGTGCCAATCCTGTCTAAAGGTAGGCAGAGTAACCCAAGCTAATCATGTGGATCATGTGTTTGCTTGGAAAGCATTAGGCAAGGATGCGTTCTATAACAACCTATTTCAATCACTATGCCCAGAGTGCCATAGCCATAAGACAGCACTAGAACAACAGGGTATATACCGATGCTATATAGCAGATACTAAAGACTATGCCTTGCATGAATATAAATTTGTGCTCGGCTCGACCCCATCCCATGCATCAAATGTGTTGTAAAAAAGCGACAATCTAGGAGAAACTTAAACTTTTTCCCCATTGGTAAAGAG